TGCTGTTCACTACAGCACGACCGATGTCTGCTGAAGTGGCTAGACCGCCGTTGACATTAACTGTGATCGGTGTGCCGCGCTCAACCATGAACTGATCAAACAGGCTAGAGAAGTCTGCTGCGTTGCCTGTGATGCCGTAGTTGCCGCCAAGGTTGCCTGCATAGTTTTTGCTGAGATCGAGGACGCTTGAGGCTTTACCGCCGCCACCACCGCCACCAGATGGGGCGACTAGAGCTGACTCGATCATGCCCATAGGGCTAGAAGTAAAGCCGCCTGTGCCGCCTTCTCGAGCTGCTCCACCTCGGCTGCTGGTAGTTGTGCTGCTGCCACCGCCGCCGAGTGTTGGCATCTCTGGGATGGTGTAACTGTTGCCGCCGATACCCGGCACCCAGTCTGGTATCTCAAAGCCGAAGCCGCCGATCGTCGAGTTCCAGAGTTCTGCGATGCCGTTAAAAATAAACTTGAACACGCCGTACATGTTTTCTAGGTATGTCTTTACTACGCCGACTGCGATCTTTACTCCTGCCGCCATGACATCAAATACTTTGTCAACGATGACGCGGACAGTGTCAAACTTAAAGTACAGCGCAGTCAAAATGGCAATCAGTCCTACTACCGCTGCTACTACTAAACCGATTGGGTTGGCTGCAAGCGACAGATTGAAAAGTGTGTTTGCAATTGTGGCAAGTTTGACGGCGGTCGTGTAGGCAATAATCATTGCTGATAGTCCTGCGATGACTCCGCTGGCGATCAGAATGAGATCGGTGTTGTCTTGCAAGAAGGCTGCCATGTCTAACAGTTTTGGCAACAGTTTTTCTAGCACTGGCAAGAACGCTGCACCGATTGACTCTTGCAGCTCGCCAAGTTGGATGCCAAAGTTCTTCATGCCACCCTCAGCGGTGCTGGCAAAGATTTCAGCAGCACCACCGACCGAGCCTTCCAGCGCCTGCATGATCTCGTCGGCAGTCGAGGACGAGTCAATTACATCCTTAAGCGATGGATCTAACTTGACGAGCGCAGTGGTCTGGCCTGCCAAGGCTTTTGCGACAGCAACGCTGGCGGTCTCCATGTCAATGTTTTTGGCGGTGGCAAGGTCAGCCGTGACCGACATTGCCTGCTGGGATAATTCAAGCGATCCTGTGGCTCGTAAAAGGTTCTCAAGGGCTGGGCGCAGCTGATCATCTGCCATGGCGGTTTGTCGTGAAAACGCGCTGATTGACTCTTCAACGGCTGCGATCTGTTCATCGGTTGCCTGTGTTGTTGTGCGTAACTGTCGAGCGAGATCGGCTTGCTGTGCAGCATCTTCCATTGCAGCCTTGGTTGCTACAACTACGCCAGCCGCTAAGCCTGTGATAGCTGCAACAGCAGGCAAAAACGCCTTTTCTAAAACATGCCCTGTCTTGTTTGCTACGCCCTCAAGCTGCTGGAACTCTTTGACAGCGCGATCAACACCCTTGCCATCAAACTCGCTAATAATTGGAATAGATAAAGCCATCAGCCGACCTCTCTCTTTATTTCGTTAATCGTTTTCAAAATCATCTTTTCCATTTCGCCCTCAATACCGCGTCGCGCTTTATAAACCGCTGGGCCGATTAGTCGAGTCCTACCCGGCATCGCCATCGCAAAACCGCGCTCAGGACTTACTGCGTCTAGTGATGTGCCTAAACGGTTGGTGTCTTTACGGCCTGCACCCTCAAACACTGCTGTCGCTGGGTTTTTTTGTTCAATTAAAATCACGCCTACAGCATTGCGTCGAGTGTCAAAGCGCATCTTTACGCCTGACTGTGCAGCAGAAATCGTGAACGGGAATATCTTGCGGCCTCGATCAGACCACTTGCGCGCCATGCCCGACAATGGAAACTGGCTGTATGCAGCCTTCGCAGCGGTAATGGCTGGCTGTGCAATCGCTGTCGCTTCAGCCTTAAAATCTTTTTGCAGCTGTGGGTCAATCTTGCGTAAAGCGTTGATCGTTTCTTTAACGCCTGCAATCTGAACGGTGGCTGTGGCAGACATGGTTACTTCTTGCGGTGCATCTGCTCAAGCACATAGGTGACAGTGTTCAGGTCTCGCATAGTGAACTCAATCTCCTTCGGCCAGAAGCCTGTTAACGCTAGGACTTCGCAGAGGCTTCGCCGCCAAGTCCCTCGATGAAAGGGGTCTCGTCTGCTACCTCGTTGATAGGTGTAATGGTCATGTCAGGGTTCTCGGCAACCCACTCGCGCCAGTTGGCTGGCACTTTGTCTCCAGCAAGTTTGCAAAGAGTAAAAGCCCAGCAGCACATGTCGCTAAAGCCGATGCCTTTGCCGTCTGCTGAGCGACGGTTCTCTGTTCGTTCCCAGTCAACAATGGCAAGCATGTTGGTCGTCATTTCGCGCGCTGGCTTACCGTCGCCAAGGTCAATAGATAGTTTGACTTTCATAGTTTCTCCTTTGTCGGGCAAGGCTCCGCTTGTGCGGTCTTGCTACTTGTAATTCTCAGCGGCTGATGCCGCGAGATCATGCGACGGCTTTAGTTAAAACGCCACCGCTAAATGTCAGGTCAATCGTGGACAGTTCGCCAAGCGAAGCGTTGATCGGTGTGTGTGCCGACAAGAAAGCGCCCGTCAAAGTGTACGAAGGGTTCGTTGCACCGACAGCCGATGAAGTTGGCTTTAAGACAAGCGTCGTGGTGGTTCCCACAAGGCTGTAAATGCTGGCTTCAGTCTCGCTTGCTGCGTAGCTCTGGTACAGAGTTACGGTGACAGTGTTCGAGTACAGACCCGAAGTGAAGCTGCGCGAAGTGTTAGAAAATGTCGTGTTCTCTAATTGCTCCGACACATAGTTGATGACCGCGCTTGTGCACTGATCGGACAAGTCCACCGCGTTGATCGTGATGCTTGGGTTAGAAAGGTAAGTGCTGCTGATAGCCATGTCTATTGCTCCTTGGGTTCTGATTTGACTTTAGATGATTTCTTTACGCTGTCGGTGGATATCAGGCCGCCGTCGAGCAGTGCGTCAATGTTGACACCTTCCTCTGGGATGAACTCGTCGCCCGGGGTTCCAAGGCGTGGGCTGATGATGGTGTACATGGTTTCTCCTTATGCGCTTTGGGCTTGTATTCCACAGTCAAGGTCATAACACGGGAACAGCTGCCCACCGATCTCGAGGTTGCTGGGACGACCTGCCATGACGATGATCGGACTGAGTAAAACTTTGCTAACGATGTCGAGGATGCTGCGTAGGACTGGTAGGCCTGCTGGGCCTGAGCCAATCACCTTGATTGGGAAGTCCATGCGGATGATGTTGCCGTTGCCAGCGATCGTCGTAAAGGACGGCGCATCTATGAAAACGCAATTCGGTACGAGCTTTGTGGGGTCGTTGACTACTCGCAGACCAGTGACCGCTGTGAGTGTGGTCGTAAGGCTGTCAATAGCCCCGTTGAGAGCGTCTGTGTAAGCCATTAGGCGCAGGCAGGCCTATCGATGCCAAGCAACTGTTTAACGATCGGTGTAAGGCTCTGCTGAGGCGCTGTGCCCATTCCGTCAAAGGATGCAAAGGTATTCTCGAGCGAGCCACGGCTGCGCCAGAGGGCCGCGCAGTACATGAGTGTGCCGAGAGTGGCATCTCCACCCGGACTAGTTGTGAGACTGTCAATGTAGCCAGCCTCTTGACGGCGACGATATGCAAAGTCGTTGCCAGCCGATACGGCCTGTGTTATCAGCGTGTAATCGTCTGACGGGTTTGTGATCTGTACGCCAAGATATGTAACGAGCTGTGCGGCAGTAACCCATGTGCAGGTCTGGGTGTAGGTAACTGTGCCCGAAGCTGCCACACGAATAACATCGCTGGCCGTCTTGGCATAAAGCACTTGATTGGCAACAGGCAGCTCATAGTCATAAAGCAGATCGCCCTCAGTGTCTATACCGATGTACAGATACTGGGGCAATGCGCGAACAGTGTAAGTGCCGTTAAATGTTGCATCAACTGATGCCACTGTAATTGACTGGCCGACTGCAATTTCCGATGGGGTCAGAAGTTGCAATACGGCGTAATCGTCAATTAAATACTTTTGTGTAACGCTGTAGACAGCCATGAGCGGATGCTCCGCTCTCGATTAGGCCTGTGTGATCTTGCGGATCATTCCAGCGATTGCAGCAAAGGTTGAGACATAGCCGTGGAAGCTCATTGTCTTGCCCAAAGTAGATGGCGTGTCAACGCTCAACAGGCCTTGAATGGACTCGTAGAACTCGTACGCATCGCCTTGGCCTTGACCGACTCGGGTGATGATCATTGTCTTGGCAGCGAAGTTGCTGTCAACTACAAGCTGCAAGCCGAGTGGCGTACCGTTCCACGATGTTGCACTTCCGCCGCCGAGTGCGTTTTGACCTGTAAGGCCTGCACCGATAAATGGGAAGATTGGGCGGTTCGTTGTGTCAACAAGCTGACCAAGTTGTGACCACACATCAACCGACACGAACATGTGTGTTGGCATCCAGTTGCGGTTGCTCGAGATATCGTTTGCTGCGTCATATACAGACTTGAGCAAGTCTGCAACTGTTCCGTCCCAAACACCAGATGAGTTTGCTGCGCTAAGCATGTTGTCTGCTGCAAGGTTGTCGGATGCAATCATGTATTCGCCCATCAAGTCATTCAAGATAAGTCCCATTGCCTCGGGGTTGGTAAACGAAATATCTTGAGCACTCAAACTCACTTGCCCGGCCAAAGTTGTCTTGGTGACTGAGTTTGCCGCAATAACCATTGTGGTTGCCGAAACTGCCGACAATTCAGTGGCCTGTGATGCAACGCTGGTGTGCGTGGTAATTGTTGGACGAGTAAAAGTCTTTGAGCGTCCGCCATCTGGATAAGCGCGAGCGCCTACGGCCTCAACAACTGGACGCAAGAAGTTTAAGTCTTGTACCAATGGGCCAAGAACTGGAACTGGAAGCAAGCCGGGTGTATCAGAAGTAAGCACATCTCCTGCTGCTGCTTGCAATGCGGTGCGCTGTGATGCGGAGAACTCTGCTACTGCTTTGTTCATGTTTTGAAAAGTGTCGCCGCCAATATGGTAGGCAGCCATGAACTCGCCTGCGCTTGGCATCTTAAACTCGCGCTTAGGTTGTGCTGGAATTGCAGCGGTTGGAATGGTTGCCTCGACTGCTGGGACTGTTACTTCTGACATGGGTTCTGTCTCCTCTGTGGGTTCTTGTATTTCATTATTGTCGGTCTCTTCGGGTTCGTGGTGGATACTGGCAGCGACGGTGGCGATATTGGCCATATCCCCAAATGCGCCTACGGGGACAAGGCTGAGCTCTGTCCATGAAGCAGACTCAATGATCATTGTGCCATCTTCGTCGTATGAGAATTTTTGGGGGGTCACACCAACACTCACTTGGTCAATGACGGTTTCTTGCAGCATGATCATGGCATCTTGGCCTTGTGAGCTGGCACTGATTTTTGCGGTGAAGAGCATGCCTTCTTCGGTTTCTACGCGCTCGGTCACAATGCCTACTGGCATGGATGCGTCGTGGTACATAAACAGACGGGGCGCTTTGCCTGTGACTGGAAGCGATCCCGGTCGGAAGATCACGGCAGTGCCATCTGAAACAACTGCGGGAACATTGTAGGGAACTGCGGTTCCTGAAATTGAGCGGCGCGGGGTGTCTCCTGCGGCGGCGTCGAGCGTAAAGTCTCCTGCGATTAGTTTAATCATTAGCTTGCGATCTCCTCTTGCGTGTTTTCTGATATTGGTGTTTCCATTTTGTCTGCTAAATAATTCTCTTCTAGGTATGACTCGTAATCGAAGGCAACAAAAGTGCCGTTCGGTAGCACATTGTTCATTGACAATGTTTCTGCTATTGCGTCGGCGTAAAGTTTTACACCAAAAAAGAGTAAGTCCATGCGCGCTTGTTGTGATGACTGGTACGAGTATGACCCGGTTGATACGCCGATCAGATATGGCGGCACATTGCCGATCCGTCCACCAGTTTCTAGTGCGCTGTAGTTTGCTGACTCGATAAGCAGCATCTTGTCGGGTGACATCGTTGTTGGTTCGTAAGATAGAAACTCGTTTAGCGCAGCGGTCTGATTGGTTGCGCGCGCTTGGTTAAATGCGGCTGCAAGATCGGCGAGTTCTTGTGCGCTTAGCGGTTCGCCACCAGTTTGTTTCAGGACTCCCGCGGGAATGCTTGAGCTGGCGTTTCTGGCCCTTGCGTCTTGAATCTTGATTGCGGTCTCAATGGCGGCCTGCGATGAATACACCATGCCCTGTGTAGGCGACAAGAACTGGATCAAGTTCTTAGGGTCGATCTCTCCGCCTTGAAAATAAACTTGCGATGATGGTGCGAACCATACGGGGCCAGCCATGTCTGTCGTCGTAACTGAGCCTGCTGGTAGTCGAGTAAAGGTTGCTGGAAAGCCGTCAGCGGTGCGGCTGGTGATGTACCAGAATGCGCGCCCATAAAAGTACAAGTCGTCAAATGTCCAACTCATTAAGAAGTTGTAAGGCACGGTCGGGTCTGGTCGACGCAGCCAAGTGCGCGGCGCAATATAAACGCGTTCCATTTCTTCGCCGTTCCACATTTCGTTGTACATCTGCAATGGCATGCAGCCAATTACTGATGCAAGTAGATCGCGCGCGCGTGAAATTGCTGGGATTGAGATTGCTGCTGCGCGCAGTTCGCCTTCGCGATAGGTGTAGTACTGACCGATCATGTTCTTGCCGACATTGCTGCTGTTGTACCCGGGGCTCATTGCACCAGCAGCTGCCGCTTTAGCAGGCGCTGGACTGATGGCGGCCTTGCTAACTTTGCGGTCAAATAATCCCATGCCACAACATTACAGATGCAAACGCTGTGATGGTGGCACTCGATCGGCCTAATCAGTTCCCGACGAAAGGCTAGGTACTTCGACCGAGTGCCGAGGGTATGTTACTGACTAACA